ATGAACAATGCGTTCATGCTTACCCTTAGAACCTTTTTACCCATTTTCTTCCGGTGATTATCAGTTTATTTCAAGCTTAAGGAGAATCTTCTGTTTGACTTTATTTCTTTTGGGCCATTTATGAGCACAAAAGCGTCAGCAGTAATTTCGTTCAAGGATGCAGTTATTGCAAGTTCCTTCCGTTCGATCTTCCTTTCTTGTTATGGCTGAATGCATTTGGGGGTTGGGAAGTGGTTGCGTGGATCGATGATTACACACGCTGATAGCGAACAGAATGCTCGCTTAGCGAGATCTTTTGCGTTCTGAATCAGAAGTGTTTCACCGTGATGCGTTCCATTATTAAAGGGGCAAGCTTCAGAGGCGGCGGATTTTTATGAAAGGAAATCTAAAGCCTGAGGGATGGTTGAGCAATGAGGTGTAATTAGACCCTTGCGCCGACTTCTCGGTAAATTACCTATTGTAGGTCGTTTGGCCGAGACATCGTTCTTCCAACCGAGCTTTTGATCCTTGCGGAGTCACCTTTACAAGGGGATTCCTCTCGGGAAACTGTCTCTTCTCTATGAAGCTGCCGGTAAGATCCGGTGCATTGCCATTATGGATCCACTTACCCAGTGGGCTTTACGCCCACTACATAAGATGCTCTTCAAGATCTTAAGTACTATCCCTCAGGACGGTACCTTTGATCAAGAAGCTCCTATTCATCTTCTCAGGGCGAAACTTCTAACCCGTAAAGATAAATTTGCTGCATCATATGATTTGTCTGCCGCGACAGACTGTCTGCCTGTGTTATTCCAGGTGGAGGTCCTAGCCTTCATTATAGGTCGTCCTTTTGCAGACGCCTGAAGAAGTATATTGGTAGACAGGGAATATGTGGTGGGACGATGGCGTGTACCATACCGTTATGGAGTGGGTCAACCGATGGGTGCGCTTAGCTCTTGAGCTTCGCTTGCCATATCTCACCACTTCATCGTACAATGGGCGGCCTACCTGTCTGGTCGACGGGTAGGCTGATTTACAGATTATGCAGTTTTAGGTGATGATGTAGTGATCTGTGACCGTAAGGTTGCAGATCGCTACCTCTTCATCATGAAGGAATTTGGTGTTAAAATTGGACTGTCAAAGTCGATAGTATCACCTAGAGGAGTTATGGAATTCGCTAAGAAATTCTATAGTCCTTCCTCCGTTATGACACCCATACCTATGCGAGAGTTACTCGTATCTGAGGTATCATTTCCTGTTCTTATGAACTTAATTCGGAAATACCCGATACGTGTCGCTGATCTCCTATCCCTCATGGGTTATCGGCATCGTGTACTTGGTGGGTATCATAAGCGATTCGCTTTATTACCCAAAAA